GGCCGGTACTGCCTCAACGATTGTAGGGTTGGGCTGGTTCTTGCTACGCCGAATCCTCACATCACTGAATGCCAGAAACGCTAACGATAACCAGCAGGTAGACATGCTGGAGCGTCAAGAGAAATACATTGAGCGCCTTGAGATCAGGCTCGAGCAGTTAAAAAAGGAATCGGCGGATAAGGACGAGACCATACGAGAGTATTGGGCAACGATAACCGAAACCAAAGCAACCCTTCAGATTATCCAGAACTCGCAAATTCACCTTGAAGAGCAGAACTCAAGCCTGAAAGAACAGGTGAAGGAACTGACTGCATCGAATATGAATCTTGTGAAGCAAATTGCAGGGCTGCGTCAGGCAATTGAGGTGCCGAGATGACTCAAAGCAGCGAAGAAGAAAAGAAATTCAACTGGAAGCTTATTGGCCTTGTAATTTCATGCTCTACAGGAATTTTCATCAGCGGAGTGATGTCGGGATATTTCATTTTCCGGCATGAGTATCTGGCACTTGCTGAGCAAAGAAACCAGGTCGTCAACGAGATAAAGCAAAAGGTTGACCAATTACCGCAGCAGATAAATCGCGATATTAATCAGGATGTGAAGAAATGAGCCAGATTATTCAAATCCTCAACTTTGAAGAGGGTTATAAAACCAGCCCTTATCGCGACACTGAAGGTTATCCGACGGTAGCCTGCGGAATAAAGATTGGCCCGAAAGGCGCGGACATGTCGAATTACACTTTTACTGTGCCTCGCAATGTCGGTGACGTATGGCTTCAGACCTTTGTCGATAACACTATCAACCAGTGCCGAAATACACCTTCCATTTATGCTGCATTGCAGAAATGTAATCCGGCTCGCGCTGACATCCTCTACAGCATGGCATTTCAGATGGGGATTAATGGTCTGGCAGGTTTTAAAAATACGTTGGTAATGATTTCGAATGGTAACTTCACGGGTGCCTCAAGCGGGATGCTTTCGAGTAAATGGGCGCAGCAAACACCAAATCGCGCCCAGCGTCACGCAGAAGTAATGCGTACCGGCACGTATGACATTTACAGGGGGCTGATATGACATTCCTGATATGGCTTCTGGTTGTCGTGGCGATCGTGATTGCGCTGCTTCTTATTCGCAAATACACCAGTGTCGAATTCGTTGCTCATGCCAAGCTCCTGTTTAAAACGTGGTCTGTATGGCTGGGGGCATTATCAGCAGCTGTAACTGGGTACATGATGCAGTTTCCCAATGCTGCTCTGGATGCCTGGAACTCACTTCCGCCTGACCTGAAAAGCGTTATCCCCCCAACGTTGCTTGCTTACATCAGCCCGACACTGATGGTGCTTGCTGTTCTGGCTCAATATGTCAGGCAGGGCAAGCTAAAGCAGCAGGCCGATCAGATTAAACAGGACGCGCAGCCATGATTGCTACCTTCGTCGCACAGTTCTGGAATTACATCCTCGCCGGATTAGCGTTAATCGCTGCCGGCATTGCCGCCTACGTGGGAGGTAAGAAGGTTGGAACAGTCCAGACACAGGCAAAGGCAGATGTGGCTGCTGCTGAGAAAGATAAGAGCCAGGTTGAGGCGGTAGCCAAAAAGCAGAGTGAAAACGTGGAGATCGTCAAAAATGTTCAGTCGGATAATTCCAGCATTAGCGATGACGCTGCTCGTAGCAAGCTGCAGCAGTCAAAATACAACCAGCCTTAACCAGCCGGTAGTAACTGTCGATTCTTCATGCAATTTGTTTCAACCCATCATCACCCATGGCGATGATTATCAAAAGATGGACATCAGAACCGTCAGAGCAATAAACACTTACAACGATACCTGGGACCGCATCTGCGGTGATAACAAAAATGTTCAATCCCATTAAATGGCTCTTAACCAAGAGCGCGCCAGATACCAAGGAAACCATCGTGAGTGACTTAACCGCAGCAGACTCCGCAACAACCTCCGCACCATCAACCGACGAAGTAACCGCTCAGTCAGTAACTCCAGCGGTAGCAGTAAAGACAAGCGTCAAAGACTTCGAAGCGGCTTTTAACTTTGTTGAGCAGGGTATCGCTCAGTTAGGTGAAGCGGCTAAAGAAGAGCTTAAAGCGCTTGCCATGAAGTACCTGTAAGGCATTACAAGAGCCATCAAATTTTCCAGGTGGCTCTGATAATGCTAACAGACCTGGAGGATGTCATGGCCCAGCGCGTTATGACCACGGGCGGATACCCAACAAGAATGCCAGACGCTGAACAGATAACAGAAGATGTCACTGGCAATGTTAAAGGCATGAAGGTAGATGTCAGTCAGCTAACCGGCATCAGCAACCCGGTAAGCAATGTACTTCAGGCAAAGACGGCACAGGACATTCGTGACGCTGCCGGTATTCAGGAATCCCAGATCGCCGTAAAAGGTGACACAGGCGAATCTGCTTATGACCTGGCAAAGCAACAGGGTTTCAATGGCACGCTTGATGAGTGGCTAAGTTCACTTCATGGAGCAGATGGAAGCGACGGTAAAGATGGTGCTGATGGTTTAAATGGCCGTGATGGTATTGATGGAAAAAGCGGTACAGACGGCTTAAACGGATCCGATGGTAAAGACGGTAAGAATGGCCTTGACGGAAAGTCAGCATACCAGATAGCCCGAGATTACGGATACGGCGGAACCGAAACGCAATGGTTGGCCAGCCTGAAAGGTTCGGACGGTAAGGACGGATTAAACGGCAGTGACGGTAAAAACGGTACCGACGGGAAGAATGGTGTTGATGGAACCAATGGTAGTAACGGCAAAGACGGAGCAAATGGTAAGTCTGCCTATGAAGTCGCTGCAGCAAACGGTTATTCCGGCACACAGGCGCAATGGCTTGCATCCCTCAAAGGCGCTGATGGTAAAGATGGCACTAATGGCACAAACGGAAAGGATGGAGTAAACGGTAAAGATGGCGTGAATGCCACTACAACGGCAACAGCAACCTTGTCCGCCAATGGCCTGATGTCATCTGCTGACAAAACAAAACTGGATGCTATCTATGCACCGGCGTTTAACGTCGTCGCCTCAGGTGGTCGCCCGGTAGGAACTGCATTTACTGTCGATGCTAACCGAAATGCCCGAGTGAGTTACACCGTCAGCTACACACTGACTGCCACTCTTACCGTAGGTCAGACAATCCAGATCGTCGCTACTGTTGATGGCAAAGAAGTTGCCAGAATGGCTGACGGCATATTATTAGGTCTGGCGGGTAATCTCCAAAAGACAAAATCATTCAGCTTCGATGTGCCTGCGGGTAAATCGGTGCTGCTTACTAAATCCGGAACATCCAGCATTATTGCCACAGTTATTAGTGGGCAGGAAGTGCTGTACTGAGGGCTGTATGGGGAAAATAATCAAGCAAGTTAACGTAACGGCCACCTTTCCTGGTGGAAGAGTGGTGAGTGGGTGGATGCGCTTTATGCCAGATCATGTAGACCAATCATTTCAGATATGGCAATCAGAGAATATTTCAGGAACCGAGAGCACCTCATTTATTGTCAATCCTACTAAGGCAGAGACAATTCAATTAAACGTTGAGTATGAAACGCGAGAATTCGAAGCGTTCGGAAGATAAAAATGGCAAAGCTCACCGACAAACAAGAGCTGTTTGCCCGTGAGTACCTGAAAGATTTAAACGCCACACAGGCAGCTATCAGGGCGGGTTACAGCGAGAAGACCGCCAAAGAGACTGGATATGAGAACCTCACAAAACCTCACATTCAGGAACTGATAGCGGAGCTGAACAAGGATCGCATGGAGCGTGTGCAAATCGATGCTGACTACGTATTGCGCCAGGCGGTAAAGCTTCATGAGCGCTGCATGCAGGAAGTCGAGCCAATAACTGATCGTCGTGGCGAAGAAATCAAAGACGAGCAGGGCAGAACGATATTCGGTTTTGACTCAAAAGGCGCTGCTGCTGCTCTTAAGCTTGTCGGAGAACATATAACCGTGCAGGCATTTAAGAAGCAAATCAGCAATGAGCACGGTGGCGCTATCGGAATCAACCTGAATAAATCACTCACTGAGCTATTCGACGATGACGGCAATTAATCCCATATTTAAGCCATTCGTGAAACCTGCGCGATACAAAGTCGCAAAGGTGGTCGCGGGTCAGGGAAGAGTTGGACGATTGCCCGGTTACTGGTAGAGATATCCCGCCGGGGAAACTATCGCTTTCTCTGCGCCCGCGAACTCCAGAACAGTATCAGTGATTCAGTTATTCGACTGCTTGACGACACCATAAACCGTGAAGGTTATCAGGCAGAGTTTGAGGTTCAACGTGCCAGCATTCGCCATCTGATTAGCGGTAGCGAATTTATGTTTTACGGCATCAAGAACAACCCGACCAAGATTAAATCGCTTGAAGGTATCGACATCTGCTGGATGGAAGAGGCGGAAGCGGTATCTAAAGAGTCGTGGGATATCCTCATCCCCACTATCCGTAAGCCCGGCTCTGAAATATGGGTAAGCTATAACCCCAAGAATATCCTCGACGATACGCACCAGCGCTTCGTAATCGCTCCACCGGATGATATCTGCCTGCTCACAGTGAACTACAGCGAGAACCCATGGTTCCCTGACGTTCTGCGGCTGGAGATGGAGGAATGCAAACGCAAGGATTACGACCTCTACCTGCACATATGGGAAGGAGAGCCGGTTGCTGACAGCGATATGGCAATCATAAAGCCTTCATGGATTGCTGCTGCTGTAGATGCTCACAAGCTTCTTGGCTTCGATATTGCTGGCGAGAAGCGCGTTGGTTTCGACGTGGCAGACGAGGGTGAGGACAGCAATGCGATCACCCTGCGTCATGGCTCAGTTGCCATCGATGTGCAGGAGTGGGACAGAGGTGATGTTATCGAATCCTCTAACCGCGTGAACCTCTACGCCGAACAGCAACAGGCCGATGAGATAATTTATGACTCCATCGGTGTAGGTGCTGGCGTTAAGGCTCAGCTTGGCCGCATAGCCAAAGTCAACATTCAGGGCTTCAATGCCGGTGGTGCTGTGCTGCATCCTGAATCTGAATACCTGGCAGGCAAAAAGAACAAAGACATGTTCGCCAATATCAAGGCTCAGGCCTGGTGGCATGTGCGCGACCGGTTCTATAAAACATGGCGTTGCGTTGAAGCGCGTAAAGCAGATCCGAATTGCACCCTCGAATACAAGCCTGACGAACTAATCAGCCTCTCATCCTCAATTAAGAAGCTTGCATACCTCAAGGCCGAATTGTCCCGCCCGTGGGTGGATTATGACGGCAATGGCAAGGTGAAGGTTGAGAGTAAGAAGGATATGAAGAAGCGCGGCATACCGTCACCAAACATGGCTGACTCATTGATTATGGCGTTCGCACCACTTATCAGAAAGCCAATGGTCATCGACCCAAGCCAAATCGGGAGAATTTGATGTGGTGGTTTAAGAAAAAGAAAATCACCGCTCCTGAGCCGGTGAAAGAGCCCGAAAAAGCTCAGATGAAGATTAACCCCGAAGCAGTATCCGCAGTAAACGCCAAACCCCCGCGAGAATTCCAGCGCTATGAGCCACCTAAGGGTGTCATCCCCGATTCAATTCGGGGCGGCATCCTTGCTATGGACTCAACTGATTACGGCGCGCTGAATGATGCTTACGCGATGGGATATGGCTACGGCAACCTCGACAGCTTTCCCGGATATCCCTATCTGGCAGCAATGGCTCAGAAGCCTGAATACCGCAAGATGGTCAGCATTATCGCCGAGAAGATGACTTCGAAGTGGATCAAGCTCAAAACTGTTGGTGATGACGATAAATCAGACCGAGTTAAAAAGCTTATTGCTGCTATGGAGAAATTTGAGCTTAGAGATAAATTCAAAGAAGCCATGGAGCATGACGGATTCTTTGGTGGCGGCCAGATTTATATCGATGTGCTGTCTCCCAAGAATGTCTCTGCATGGACGGACGATAATGAACTGCAGAGTAAGCTATTCCTCAGCGACAAAAAGATTCCTAAGGGTAGCTTGCAGGGATTTCAGGTTATCGAGCCTGTATGGACATACCCAGGTGTGTATAACGCACAGAATCCGCTAAGCCCTGACTTCTACAAGCCAACGCAATGGTTTGTTATGGGCAAGACAGTGCATCAAAGCCGAATGATGGACTTCATCTCCAGGCCTGTTCCTGACCTTCTCAAAGCGTCATACAACTTCCGTGGTCTATCACTCATTCAGATAGCAGAGCCATACGTGAACAACTGGCTTCGTACGCGCGACAGCGTGAGCGACATGATTCACTCATTCAGTATCCCTGTGATTGGCACTAACATGTCAAGCGCGCTCACAGGCGGACCTGTAGACCCGGTATTGTACAGGCTTGAACTGTTCAACCGCTGCCGAGACAACCGCGGCGCATTCGCCAAGAACAATACGGAAGACAATCCGGAGACTGTAGAGTTCGTCAACGCTCCCTTAAGCGGACTTGACTCACTACAGGCGCAAGCTCAGGAACAAATGGCATTTGCACCAAGCATTCCTCTTGTCTTCTTACTCGGCATTACGCCGAATGGTCTTAACGCCTCATCAGAGGGTGAGATTCGGGTATTCTACGATTACATCCACGCCTTGCAGAATGCGGTTTATAAAACCCCTTTGAAAAAGGCTATCGACGTTATACAGCTATCTGAGTTTGGTGACATCGACCCCGATATCTTTTTCGAGTTTGAACCGCTGTATGAGATGAGCGCGAAAGAGAAGGCAGAGATTCGCCTGATTGATGCGCAGACTGATGCGGTGTACGTCACTCAGGTCCAGGCGCTGTCTGCCAACGACATTCGTGAGAAGATTGCCGACGACCCTGAAAGCCCTTACCACTCACTGGACTTAAGCGATGACATTGAAATCGAAGAAGGTGACTTCGACGAAAACGAAGAAACCGAGTCCGAAAGCGATCCGCCCGACAAGACCTAATGCCGGTGTCGAAGCCTGGTATCGCCGTAAGCTGGATAGCCTCATAACCGAAATGAACGACTCGGTTGTGTACTGGCTGAAGGCGAACTACCGGGCATCCGGCGCTATGGCAATGGACGCATCGCCGGCGGTATTTATGCGTGACGCGATGAAGAAGCTGGCTAAGCGCTGGCAGAAGCGTTTTGACGATGTGGCCGCAAAGC